TCAACAATCTGCACGATATGCTTGACGACATCGAGCGGGACAAAGAAACCGAGCTATGGGCTGCAGAATATGAACGCGCCTACCAATGGCGGTATCTGGAATGATTGCGGCAGCTGTAGCGGGTTTGATAGCCCTGTTGCTTAACCTGTAGCCTACCCCCTACCTTACCCGGCCCGCCTAACCAGCGGGCTTTTTTACGCCCTCTATCTTGCGTTTGGCATCCTCAAAGCCCCGGCCCACAATGCAGTGGTGTCCTATCCCTTCAAGGTAGGCCAGCCAGTCTCTTTGCACTGGCGATACCACGCCGCCCGTTTCGCGTTTCATTTCAACCCACAAATTCCACGCAGGAACGAATAAATCAGGAATGCCTGGGGTAACCCCTTCCGCCTTCAATGCAGCGCCTTGTGTGGCCGATCTGCCACCTCCATTGGGGATTGCAAAGATACGCACGCCCGGATAGGTTCGCCGAAACCAGCTAACCAGTCGCACTTGCTCGAGGTGTTCAGATGGTGCAGTCAAAATGGAATTTCCTCAACCCACAATTGACACGCCCCAGGCTCGGACGCGAACGATTCCGGCGGAGCTTCATTGAATTCGGCGCATACCCCATCGGGGCGGTAGTGGTCACACGTATGGCAGACTTGGGGAGGTGGCCCCTTGATGATGGCGCGGTACTGGGTGACGATGGCGGGTTCGGGGTGACGGGTGTTCATGTCCATGTCCTATTGATGATGGTAAAAAATTTGCCTTCTTTTTTGAATTCTATGGATGATGGCGGGACGCCTGCGGTCATAGTCTGCGCCAGCTCATGCAGATCAGCGCTGCCATAATCCAGTTCAACGCCTGCCTTATGCGCCAGGTCTGCCAGTAGGCGGCGGGATTTCTCGCCAGCATATCCGTCATGCGTGACCGCCAAGTATTCTGTCACTGGCGGATCCGATAGCCCCCCGTAGTAGCTAACCGAGAGCATTTCCTTTCCACTGGCGCGGCTAATATGCTTTCGCCATGTCCAGGCGCTCACCTCCATGTCCACGCCTTCCAAGCCCATGATGTCATGGTTATGCAGTTTCAGGGCTGGCCGCTCGGGCTCAGGGAAGGGCTCATTACAGGCTGGGCAGACTTTCACCGATAGGTGGCATATTTCCTGACAGTGGTCACACACCTTGACCGGGGCCTCGCCTACCTTGTCGCCCTTACGGGGTGGCGGCTTGACTGCGGTGATGGGGCCGTGCTGTTCTACCACACCAGCAAAGTCCAGCACCAGGCAGTCCGTCTTACCCGGTGCGATCCGCAGGCCACGACCGGCCATCTGGACGTACAGGCCGGGACTCATAGTAGGGCGCAGCATAGCCACCAGATCGATCCCAGGCGCATCGAAACCGGTGGTCAATACATTGGCATTAGTTAGGGCTGTAATTCGCCCTGCCTTAAAGTCGGTCAGGATACGATCACGCTCATTAGATGGCGTCTCGCCGGTCACGCACTCGGCCACAATGCCTTGAGCGGTCAGGGCCTCGCATACATGGCGGGCATGGTCTACACCAGCGCAGAAAACCAACCAGGACTTGCGGCCAATGCCTAGCTTGATGATCTCGGCCACCACACGGGCGTTTTTGTCGGTGGTGTCTACGGCGGCTTGCAATTCGGATTCGATGTACTCGCCCCCACGCTTATGCACACCGTCCACCTCGAGCTTGGTGGTGGTGAGCTTGCTGCGTAGGGTGGACAGATAGCCCTTGTAAATCAATTCCTCGATGGATACAGGCTCGATAAGTGCGTCAAAGATGGCGGGCTTGTCAGTGATGTAGCCATGTCCGAGGCGGTAGGGGCTGGCGGTCAGTCCCACAATGCGTAGATTCGGATTGATGGCGGTCAGGTCGGCCAGCAAAGTACGGTAGCCGCCTTCATCTTTGTGGCTCACCAGGTGAGCCTCGTCAATGATAACTAGGTCAACGTGGCCGATCTGCTTTGCCTTGGTGCGGACAGACTGGATCCCGGCGAATGTAATGGGCTCCCCCATTTCCTTACGGCGCAGGCCCGCAGAGTAAATGCCCATTGGTGCATTAGGCCAGTGCTGTCGCATCTTTTCGGCGTTTTGCTCAATCAGCTCACGAACATGGCACAGCATCAATATCCGCGTCTCAGGCCAAGATTGCAGCGCATCTTTGCACAGTGCCGCAATGATGTGAGACTTCCCCGCACCAGTAGGCAGCACCAGGCAGGGATTACCTTTATTTCCTGCCTCAAACCATGCGTAAAGCTGGTCAATGGTGCGGGTTTGGTAGTCACGGAGCATCATCCCACTATCCTCCCGCCCCACTCCTGCCTCAACGCCATCAGCTGCGGGTCAGCGTTAGCACAGGCGGCGGAGTTAGCCAATATTTCCTTGCTGCCGTACACACCTTCGCCGGGTTCACCATTGGCTACGCCGCGACCGTCAATCTCGTAGATTGCCACCCAGTCTGATGGCCCCTCAAGCCGCTTCCACGGCACCAGATCAGGGTGCAGTACATGAGCCTCGCAGCCTGTGTGCTGGGCATCGGTGGGGATAATGGCGTCCCACTTGGCGCAGTGCCAAGTTGAATCACTCAATGGCGTAGCATGGGCACAGGTACGGCAATTCACCTGCTTAGTGGTCTTGCTGCCGTGGCAAAAGTCGTGGCCGGGGCAGATCTTGCACTCAAACCATGTGGGGTCAGTGCTGATGGGTGGCGGTAGGCGGTCAGTCAGCGCCAGCCTCTGGCCGCGCTCTATGGCCTTGGTAGCGTGTTCGCGGTCATACTCCAACCGCTCGGTGTAGATGCGGTCGTCATCTTTGCATACGGCCACATACAGGGCGCGTTTCAAGTCGGTGCCGTGCATGTACACTTGGCACTGGGTGAAATGCTGGGGCTTACTCTTTGCCACGCCATTCTTCTCAAGGTCGTTAAACGACTTGAGGCTGTGGGTTTTGAACTCCAGCACATGCTCCGTTTTTGGCGCACCGGGTACGCCTTTACCAATACCGTCCAAGCTGCCAGATACGTGACTGCCAAAGTTCACCCGGCGCTGAGTGCCATTCACCACCATGCCAATGGCCCGCAGGTCACTGATGATCTGTGCCTCTTCGTTCTGCCCACGCCTGAACAGGCGCAGTATCCTGCCTGGGAATTGCTCAATGACTGCCCACCGGAATGAAAGCCACATCCACCGCTCACAATGATGGCCGAGCATGCTGCAGCCAAGGTGGGGACGGGGCTTGCTGACACGCGCTTGATGCGCTTTGTCAATCAATGAAGTTATGGTAATCTCTGGCTCTGGAATCTGCACGTTGTCTCTCCTGGTTGCCCCGCTTTTTACGGCGGGGCTTTTTTTTGGTTAATTCAACCCAGCAATAGAACGAGAAACTTCAGCAAGTTTTCCCGTCTTGTTTAATTTGTCAAGCGTATCAACTGCGTTGGCAAAACGCTCCAATCTCAACAACTTAGTTTCAAAATCTGGCCCTGTGAGTTTTTCAATTTTTGATAAAGCATCAAAAATTTGTCCAGCTTTGTCTTTTAATTTCGCAGTGTGAATTGCAGTGCGTTTTTCAACTTCAATTTCCCGAGAAATCATTTTTCGATATGCGGCATCAAATACAGAAAAAGCATCTTCTGCCATTTTTGTACCTTGACGCATTGTTTTTGTGGTGCTGTCTTCAAACACCGTTACAACACCAGCAATTGTTGCGGCATCGTTAGCAATAACTTTTTTTTCTTGTTTTTCCCATTTGTTTCTAATTTCTTTAATAGCAGTTGTTTGCTTAATATCACCAGCCATAGTGTTCTCCAAAGTTGGCAGGGCATAAGCCCCGCCGGTTGATTGTTACTTCTTAGCCCACGGTGGCGCAGCCTTGTTAGGTGCTGCTGCTGCCGATGGGCCTACGGGCTTGAAGGGTGCCACTGCCGCAGGACTGCCGCCGCCCAGTGCCTTGTAGCCCTTGATCTCGTTGCCAGCATAGTCGCCAGTACGAACGGTCAACTTGATGCCAAGGCTGCCGCCAATCAGTTGGTCGGTGTCGCTGACCTTAGCCAAGCCAATGGCACGCATGATCTCACCCAGCTGCTGGCGTCCAATTTCCTCGGCCTTGGTGCTGGCGTTCTTAATGTTCAGGTTGCCAAAGATCACCCGGCCTTGATGGCTGGGGCCTGTGATGGTGTACTTGACCGCAATGTACTTGCCGTCACCTGCTTTGGTGGGCTTGATCTCAGCGCCGGTGATGTTGGCGTTGTACCAGCCCTCGGGCAGGGGATCAAAGTTGCCGGTATTGCCAGTGGGCAGCGTGTCTACGCTGAATTCTTCGTCTAGAAAAGCCATGATTAATCCTTGGTGATGGTGAAAGTGGGGCGTCCAGCGGTGGACGTGATGGCATCAAGCAAAGGCTTGGTTACAGCGTCAGAGGCTGAGTTCCATGCCTTTGCATTGATCTCGGCTTTCCACCTGAATAGGCTGGAAAGGTGTTCGGACAGGCCAGCCTCAGCCGCCAGCATCTGCAGCTTATCGGAGTCAATCTTCTTATTGATGCGGCCCTCCATCTTGATCTGGAAGCCATCAGCCTCCCGCTTGATAGTGCCATCCAAATCCTTGGGGACCTCAAACAGCTTAACCATTTGGTCTTCCAGTTGGCGGCGCTCGGTGACAACAGCAGTCTCAAGTTTCTTGGCGTCAAGCCAGCGTTGGTAAAGGGTAATCATGCTGCGTCCAATGTTTGTTTAACGTAGTTAGAAAGGGATGAAAGAGCGTGATTGGCATCACGCAAATATTTGGCAAACTCGTCCAGTTCGCATTCGTTCATCTGATGGATTGCCATTGTCTTCATGTGTTCCACGTTGGCTGAAAGTTCGCCCGTCCACATGGCGATGAGTCCGACTGAAGCGTTCATGCTGCACCGCCAATCTTGTTGATAATTTCACCCAGATCAGGCGCTTCCCAGCTAGACAGTTTGCCGCTGCGATCCTTGGCAAGCCACAGGCCGTCAGAGTCACACATCAGTGCGCGTTGGGTATTGCCCTCGCCGTCCTTCTCCACACGCAGCGCCAGCACCTCGTCAAAGAAGTAGGGCAGCGCTTGGCCGGTCTTGTTACCGGGCATGGACGGGCTGTACAGTACCCGGCCCATCTCATCCTGCGTTTTCTCCAGCTTGGCGGTCATCAGCACATGGCGACCGGGCAGATCACGGAATGCGCGAATGATGTCTGCCATCTGTTCCTGCATGGCACCGTAGGCTTGGCGTGGGTCTTTGGTGGCCTTCTTCTCAGCGTTCAACACCACCTCGGCAATCTCGCTGATGGAGTCCAACGCCACCGACTTGTACTCAGACTCCAGCACCCAGCTGTAAGCCTCGCGCAAGGTCTCCATGTCGCTGATCTCGATGAACGGCAAGTCAGCGTCCGCAATAGACAATAGCCCACCCTCGGCTGACAATACAACTGGGTTTGGCAGTGTCTTGATCAGCGTGGTCTTACCCGCACCAGCTTGCCCGTAGACAAGCAACTTCACACCATGAGCAGACAAGCCGCCCGTTCTTTTCAATGCAATCGCCATATCGGCTCTCCTTGGTTGCGTTCCCGTCTGGACTCAGTTCGGAACGTGATTGAACTATACCACAATCCTGTGATACAGTGTCAACAACTTTTTAACGGAACACTAAAAAATAAATGGCAGACCTCTCAAATATCCTAGGCGGCGCATGGTCGCCACCACCAGAAAAGCACGTAGATGCGCCCGACATTCAGCTACGCGATGCGATGCTGGGCGTAGGCATCAAGCCCCCTGAAGTCATACACCTTGACGGCAAGTTGCACAGGTTCAACAGTGGAACCAAAGGCGAGAAAGGTCACGACAAGCCTGGTTGGTACATAGCCTTCAATGATGGCGTACCGGCAGGGCGTTTCGGCTGCTG